GAATCTCCATTTGCTAAATATGATACCCCGTCACTATTACCGCTATCACCAAAATGAAATGTATATACACCACGTTGCTCTCTTGTTACGCCTTCTTGTACTTTATCTATTTTACCAATAGATTCAGGATACAAGAAACCGCTTCCTGAAGAACCTAAAAATAAACTTTTTCCAAATGTTGTTGCCATACTGCTTCCTAAATTTGTAGCAATAGGGAGCCGAAGCTCCCCATTGCATTATTAATCAACTAACTTATTATGATGGGTCAGCACCTACACCAGATATGCTAAATCCTAAATCAGATTTAACACCATCTAGCCATAGTTCAGTAGCTTCAGAACCTCCGCCATAACCATTAGCAGCTATCATAACAATCTTTACATATTGTGCATTTTTAGGCACAAGAAATGCTTCAAGAGTGTTATCTGCCGTAAGGCCAGTTTCAGCATCACCTTCAGTCGCTTTGGCATCATACCAAGTTTGCGAACTAGAAGATAAAGCTGCGGAAGGGTCTGCACCTACACCGCCAACAGTTACATCTTGTCCAGAGTCCATAGTATACTGAACTTTAGCTGTAATGTTTGTATCCTCATCTGCTTGAGCCAATACTATCTGACTACCAGTGCAAGGAAGCGAACTTCCAGATGTTTCTACTGCACCACCACTAGAGTTAGCAGCAACTGTTATAGTTTCTGTTGCTTTTATATAACCATCTTCTTTAGCGTATGTGAATGCCATAATCAAACCCCCTTAACTGAATTTAAGTATAGCGTGAGTTTCAGGAAGACTTATTTCCAATCCAGCTTCAGTGATGATTTGGTCTTGTCTACCATCAACTCCATTGTCTTGAACATTAGTCTCAATAAAGGTATCACGACTTACACCATTACCCTGTAAAGGACGATAAGCGACATTGCTTAGGTCTACACACACACAATAATCTTCCCATGGACCTCTTAATAAAGGCTCAGCCACAAAGTGAAGATTACCGAATATAGTATTAACTACAGTTACAGTATGACCAAAAGCTCCAGGTACAGTATTAACATCTAATCGATATTGAGATGCACCTACAGAATTGTTCATAAAAGAACCACTACCTAATTTATTTAAATACGTGATTACTTTTCTTGAAGCTAATACTAACTTCTCACCAGAGTTTCCACCTTCAGGTGCAAAGAAATCTTCCATTGCATCTAAGAAAGCATCATATCCAGATGAAGCATAAGACATATTGTACACTTTACCATTTGCTGAAGTAAAAGGTACTATACCATGAGAATACCTAGTAGGAGCACCACCACCTGAAGCTTCAGAAGCCGCAACAGTAATACCATCACCAAATAACATAGCTTGTTCTATGTCCATTTTATGTTCCATTAATTTATCTTGCCAAATACGTTGATATTCATTAGAAATACCTCTGTACTCAGTAGCTAAAGCTGTACCAGAAAAGATATTCATTCCAGTTTTGAAGATTTGTGTATAACCTTCTCTGTCATACAATGAATCTTCCCAACCAAGAGGACTATCAGTTCCTTCAGCCCATGCACTACCAATAACTTGACCTTTATTACCTGTAGCAAAAGCTACATTGTTGATACTAGTACCAGCAACATTTAAACCTTCACCATTAATTGATGTAATACCTGCATCTGTTTCATGATAGATTACTTTTTGAGAAGTGGTAATCGTTCCTGCTGATATCGCTGCTGCGTGATTATCTGTTCCAGATACTACTGTACATTCAGAATCAACTTGAAGCCTATAAACATTACCATCATCACCTTTAATAGCCAATACGCTGCCTGGTACTATAAAAGTACATGCATCGCCTGAACTTATTTTTCCAAACTCATCATACAAGCATTTAACGTGCAAGTCTTCACCTGCTGCTAATGGAGAACCATTAGCTATTGCACCACCTGCTGCAAAACTATCGCCTGCTTGAAATTCAAAATTACGTCTTTGCCATTGGTGTCTTTGCTCTAAAAACTTAAACACAGGGTCATTCGTTGCTTTCTTTGCTACTTTACTTAAGTAAACAAAGAAAGGACTTTGCATAGGAGCTAATTCAGCTACTCTATCTCCAAAGTTAAAGACTCTACGTGTATTGTCTAAAGAAGCAGTACCATTACCAGTGGCTGACGCAACATTACTATATACTGTTGACATACTTTACCTCTTATTCTTTGTACCCTCTATCAACTGCTTTATCGCCTTCAAGTAGGGTATATATTTATTTAAATGGATTCTTTGCATTAAAATCCATTACCATTTTATCCATAATCTGGTCTTCTGTGGAGCCTTGTGCTTGATTACCCGTACTAGGCATAACCCCCATAGGAGAAGGTATTTGCTGTGCTCTCTTCGTTTGTTCGAACGTAGGAGACGGAGTAGGCTGAACAGGAGTTCCAACTGGAGCGCCTTGTCCTTGCTTAATCCTCCACAATTGCACCAAATTATCCATAGTTAATGAATCGGCAGATGACATGTCCTGTATAAAGTTTGCAGCTTCTTGCTGATTTAAACCGTATTTTTGCTGAACAACATTATTAACATTAGCAATTTCTTGTTGTTGTTGTGCATAAGCTTGACGCCTTTGTACTTCTTCAACACGTGCTTCTCTTTCTTTGTTCAAACTTTCTTGTACAACAGCTAAATCATACTGATGCCTTAAGTCTTTATACTCTTCCATATTATCACGCCATTCCTCTACCTCGTCTAAATAACGAGCACTTTCACTAGAGCCATCAGCATATGCTTCTTCTCTAGAAAAGCTTCTTGGTTTTTTAGGCTTCTCAGGAGCTGAAGGAAATTGTTCAACTTGATTCTCAGGTTGAGCAGGCGCTTGTTGCTGTTGCATCATTTGTTGTTGCATAGCCATCATTTGCTGCTGCTGAGCTTTTAAGTCATTTAATTCATTATCCTTTTTTGCAGCTTGAGATTGCCAATACTCATAACGAGTATCATCATTTCTAGCTCCAGTTTCAGGAGTTCCTTGCTCAGGTATTGCTGTTTCGGGTGTTCCAAAAGCGGAAGCCGAATCATCCACGCTGCCTAAAATAATATCATCAACGGACAATTCGCTTGAGGAGCCCTGTGCTGCATCTACTTGAGATGATTCAAAAGCGTTTGAAGTATCCTGCGTATTTGCATTTTGAGGGGTATCCTGTACATTTGCGTTTTCCATTATTTTTCTTCTTTCTTGGCTGCTCCAGTTCTACCAGCTGGAGGTGAGCTCTCTTTTATTGAGCGACTGATTTCAGTCTTAACGGTAGATAAGTTGTCATCAAGACGTTTTTCAAATAGGGTGCTAGCAGCTTGCGCTTTATTACTAACTTTATCCATATCTCCTTTAAACTTCTCAACTTCAACTCGTTTACGAAGATTGACTGCTTCTCTATCACGAGTTTGTAAATCACCACTTAGTTGTTTGATTTGCTCTTGAGCGCCTTGAAGTTGTTGTTGGAGTTTTGCAATAATATCTGTTCTCTCCATAACACCTTCAATATCAAATACTTCAGTTTTCTTAAGAACCTCTTCTCTATCAATAAGTCCTTTAGCATAAGCATCCATATAAAACTCAAGTTCAGCAAATCGATTGGTAGGTAAGGTTGAACCTGCTACCACAACTACATCGTATTTACCAATTGTAATATTATTCATGACTTTCACTTCACGTGATTTATCATCATAAAGCTGTCGGTTAATCGCGTATTCTGACATAGAATTGTTTGGCTGTACGACTCTGAAGATTTTCTCTACAGTGTACAACTGCTGCATTAAAGGTATAGCCACTTGAGCAACTCGAGTAAGACTAGCTTCAATATCAGCTAATTTTGATTTAATTTTTCTTTGACCAAATTCGTCTAAAGATATAGTAGCTTTATAAGTTTGTGGAGCTACTGATGAATTACCCATCATCATTTCATATAAACCTAATTGATGGTCTATATCATTTTTAGCATCCATTTCATTTTTATAAAGCTCATTAGGAAGAGGAACTGGTTGAACAGGCATAGGAGCTCCAGCATCCATATCAACAGGAATTGCAACTCCAGGCTGTGACCATTTCTCTTCAAATTCTTTCATATCAACACTTCCCTCAGGAACTAATATTTTTGTATTAGTACTTGTAGTAGCATGAGCTACTATTAAAGAGCGTGTTTTATTAATATACTCTTGCATATTTTTAACCATTCGAACATCTGATACTGGAAACGGTGTCCTAGTATGAATATTTACAAATGGAACAATAGGGTAATCTTCAGTAGGAAGAACCCTGCTATATAATTTTTTATCACCTATAACTACACAATGATGAACACGTTTAACTTGCACTCTTGCAACTTCAATCAAGCCTTGTAAGATTAATTGTTGATAATCAATCTGCTGTACATTAGGCTCTTCTGGTGCAGGCAAGTCTTCTGCTGGTATACCTTCTGCTGTAGCATTTTCAACCATTGCTTGCCATTGAGCTGCAATCTGTTGTTGCATCTGCATAATAATCTGTTTAGCTTGCTCTGGGTCAACTACAGGTTGACCTTCAATTATCCAAGCTGGTTTTTGAATATATGCATCAAAATCTTCTACATCTAATAAATCTTCTGTACCACTAAAAGTTTCAAAGATTCTAAATTTATCTACTAATTCTTTAGAATACCATTCATAACCACGTACATATTCATCATTAGAACCAAACGTACCATGCTCTGTTTTAGTTTCAGTATCTTCTGGGAATATAGTCTCGCCGTCATCTGCTCTATCAGTTATAGGTCTATCTGTAAATCTATCTGATTCAGCATTTTCAATAGCAGATTCATACATTGGGTATAATTTTTTGGCTTGGTCACGTGTAAAAAACCGAGATATTATAATATTCTCAGCATCATCAAAAAATCGACTCCTTGAATTAGGGTCGACGTATACATCAAGAGGGTCTACACTATGAAAGCATACTTCCCCTTTGCCCATATCCATCATTGGGTCTTGGTACACATGCATATATCCCAAGCCAGTTACGTAGTAATCATCTACTACTTCTCTTATAACTGACCTACCATCAGATATATCGTACATATAAGCAAGCAAATGACTTAATACTTGAGCAACTTTATTATCAGAATCCTCTCTAGCAGCACATCTAAATGATGGTCTATTAGCAGTTATCATTGCTTTAGCAGCTTCAACTGCAGGATGTATCCGATTGACTACAATAGGTGCTTGTCCTCTAGATTCAAGGATTCTTTTTTGCTCATTAGTCCATTGCTTACCTAATCTAAACTCTTTATCTTCTTGTGCATGATTAGCCCAAGTTTCTCGATTCTTAGAATAAGTACGAAAAAGGTCTTGTACCTTCTGTACAATCTCTTTATCTGTTAATTTATTGTATTTTTCTTCTGGCATATCTCGTAATATAACCCCTACATTAACTTCCAGTCAAGGAATTTTTTAAATAAGTTGTTATTTTCGTCATTTTTTGCATATTCTTTAACCCTGCAAGCCCTATGACCATCTAATGCAGTCCATACTGCATCCATAATATCATCATGCTTACCTTTAGGGTATGATAAAAATTCTTTTTGAGCATTTAAATCTTCAGGCCTAAAGTAGAAATCACCTTTTGCAAAGATAGGGACTAATGAAAGCAACCGTTCTGATTTCGCATTTCTAGGTTTAACGCCTCTTTCTAATCCTGGAATATATAAATTCTCTTCTTGCATTAATTGTTTAGTCGCAGTTCTTAGCGCTTCTTGATATCCAACTGTTTCTATTTTCATCCGTTTAGGCCTAAATTTCTTATAAACACGTATAATCTCTGAAGGTTGGTCTGCAGGAGATATACGCTTTTGTACACAATCGATAAAATACTTTTTATTATCAGCATCAACAGCAATGGTAGCGATGACAAAAAAGTCAGCGCGCCTTGATAGAGAACTAGCAGGGTCAACGCCACAATACACATCAACTGGTATAACTTTTTCATCATCATCTAATTTTTGTACCAAGCATCCTTGACCTCCTCGTTTTTCAAAACTATAATGATGCATTTGAATCCATTCAGGTTTAAATGGTGCATCATCAGGAGATTGAGCTATATTCATATACTCCTGATAAAACCCGTTCAAATTACCTACTGATGCAAATTCATCTTTAATCCCTAATATACGTTCTTTTGGAAACCGTTCTGGCCATATAGACTTTTGCTCATCATCCCATATAGAATACCATAATGTTTTCCATGCGCTACTATCTTTAGCCCAATATAAAAAGCAATCTTCTGATATTACCGTTCCAATCATACATATTTTACCATCATCTGACAAAGAAGGTATAACAGCTTCTGTCATCCACTTTCTATTTTTAGCACGTGCTTCTGGTGTATATGCATTAAGTTCTGACTCAAAGTCATCAACTATAATTAAATTAGGTCTTGTATCTCCTTCAATAAAACCACGAACTCTTTGTCCAGTACCTACAGCTATTATCCTTGTACCATTAGCTAATACCACATCTGTATTTGTCCAACGTTGTGCAGTAGTAGGTCCTAAATCTCCAAATATACCTCTAAACTTATCTGAATGTATTAAGTGATATTTAATACGTGATAAGAAGTTAATAGACTGAGCTTGCGACTCAGATACTATAACTATAAACAAATCTTCTTTAGACGCTTTAAATGCGGCTCTCATC